CCCAATTTATAACGCAACTCAGCCAATGAACGCGGCTGGACAGGTTGCACCTTCATCTATCCGTGGCAACGTACTAGGCCTTGATCTATACGTAGACAAAAACTTTACTGCAACTACATTTGATGACAACTCAGCTGTAATTCTCGCACCTGAGGCATTTACTGTTTACCGCGGACCACAGGCATTTATGTCTGTAAACGTAGTAAGCAATCTGCAGGTACAGGTCGCTATTTATGGCTTTATGGCAACTATTGCAAAGATGCCATACGGCATTATCAAGTACGCAAAAATCTAAATAAAAAACCCACTAATAGTTTGGTAGGCCTCTTAGCCCTTTGAGGCTTACCAAACCTAAGTAAGATAGGAGTACAAAAATGCCAGCCACGTATGTAACAGCTGCTACCTTGAAGGCTAGCCTGGGCGTTGGCACTTTGTACGATTCTTATACCTGGATAGAGGACACCTGCCAAGCTGCACAAGATTTAATAAACGGCTTTTTATGGTTTGACAGCGCGCCCGTAGTCGGTACCGCGTTGGTGTCTAATGTCGCTACAATTATGGTTGCCAACCCTGGCATATTTACTACGGGCCAATCAGTAACTATTGCTGGGGCTGGTTCAACCTTTAACGGTACTTACACAATTACGGGCACAATTCCATTTAGCACAGGCACAGCTAATATCCTGCCTGCCTTTAATATGCAGCTTAACTATTGGCAATTTCCACAGGGCTATAGCTTTATTCAATATGCAAAAACTGCAGCTGACCAAAACTTTAGGCGCATATTGCCTTATGGCACTATGACAGGTGACGATACAAAAACCGCTACCTACGCTAATACCCCAGCTATAAACGCAGCGGCCTTAATGCTGGCAGAAAATATCTGGACATCTAGGTTCAGCACACAAAACGGCGGCACTAGCCTAGACGGCTACAGCCCTAGCCCCTTTAAGATGTCCAATACTCTTATGGCATCCGTGCGCGGGTTACTGGCCCCGTATTTATCACCAGCGGGTATGGTCGGCTAATGCCTGCAGCTATAACTACCTTACGCAGCACAATAGCTGCAGCCCTGGCTAATCCTGGCGTGTGGACGGTATTTAACTACCCGCCTAGCACTATGCAATCTAGCGCTGTGGTGGTTGCCCCTGCGGATCCATATATCACGCCAAGTAATAACTCTCAGGCAACTATATCGCCTATGGCTAATTTTAAGATTATTATGACCGTACCAATGTTTGACAACGCCTCTAACCTAATTGGCATAGAGGACACAATAGTAGCTGTGTTTACTAAACTAGCTAATAGCGCAATCGTATTTAATGTTACTGGCGTAAGCGCGCCAAGCGTACTAAGCGTCGCCGCAGGTGACTATCTAACGGCAGATTTACAAATAAGCATACTAACGAGCTGGAGCTAACTAATGGCACTTACAGATGAGGATAAAGCGTTTTTAATTAAGATAGGCCAAGAATTGCCTACCGAGATTAAAGTAACAAAACCAAAACCAATTACAGAAACCACCACAGAAAAGGACGAGGCATAAGCTATGGCTATATTTTTATCTAACGGGGTAGTGGTCACACTTAATAGCGTTGACCTATCTGACCACGTAACAAGCGCAACAATTAACCGCACTTTTGACGAGCTAGAGGTAACAGCTATGGGCGATAGCGCACATAAGTTTGTAAAGGGCCTAGAGGCCAGCACTATTACCTTAGACTTTCTTAACGATACTGCTACAAGCGAAGTACTACAGACTTTGCAAGCTGCTTGGGGTACAACTGTGCCACTAACGCTAAAGCAAACAAGCGCAGTTATCTCGGCTGCAAACCCTGAGTATCAAACTACTGTACTAGTTAATAACACTACAGATATTAACGGCGCAGTAGGAGACATCTCTACACAATCTATTACTTTTACCTGCAACAGCGTTATTGTTGTAGATGTAACCGTATAACCAACTAAGCAAAGGGGCTAACACAATGGCAAAACTTAAAATAACAAGGGCAGACGGCAGCGTATCGGATCATCAGATTACGCCACGTATTGAGTACGCCTTTGAGTTATACGCTAAAAAAGGTTTTCACAAAGCCTTTAGAGATGATGAAAAGCAAAGCGATGTGTACTGGCTAGCCTGGGAGTGTTTACGCACAAGCGGGCAAACCGTACCGATGTTTGGGGCAGAGTTTTTAGACACCTTAGCTAAGGTTGAGGTACTAGATGATGACCCTTTGGGGTAGTGGGGCGCGGTAGCTTTGGTTACCTCATAGCGCAGCTAGCCGTGGAAACGGGTATTGCGCCTCAGTACTTACTAGACCTGGATACGTATATGTTTAAGAATATGTTAAAAGTTTTAAGCGATAAAGCTAAGGAGCAGCAAAATGCCAGTAGAGGTAAGAGGCGCCCTTGAGCTACGCAAGGCTATTAAAAAGTTTAGCCCTGAGTTAGCGAAAGAGACTCGTAAAGAGTTAGCCAGCCTTTTAGCCCCTATCGTTAAAACTGCTAGAGGTTTTGTGCCAAGTAGCTCACCTTTATCGGGTTGGGGCAAAGCCCCTACAAGCACGGGCAGATTTCCAATATGGGATACCCGTGCAGCTAAAGGCGGCATAGGTTATAAAACTTCACCTTCCAAACCTAATAATCAAGGTTTTAGAGCTGTAGCTCGTATCGTAAACAACAGCGCCGCAGGTGCAATCTATGAGACAGCGGGGCGCCTTAATCCTCAGGGCAGAGATCAGGCAGGCTTAAAACCTGTTGTGTATCCTGGCCACAAAGATTTTGGCAAAATGGTGCGCTCAGGTAATAAAAATGAAGGCCGCAGCGCAAACCCGTATGCAGGTAAACAATTTATAGATGCTATAAACGCGGACGGTCAGATAGTAGATGCCAATAATCAAACTGGCGCAGGCAAACGATCCCGTAAAATGCGAGGCCGTGCAATCTTTAGAGCTTGGGCCAATGACGGCGGCAAGACTAACGCCGCTGTATTAAAGGCTATAGAAAACTCAAAGATTAAGTTTTATAATGCTATGGGGGTTAAGTAATGGCTGTTGATCCTTCAGTAGTAATAAATATAGCTGCCGAGTACACAGGCAAAAAGGCTTTTAGTAAAGCAGAGACCGCTACTAAATCACTTACTAAAAGCGTAAAAGGTTTAGCTGGGGCGTTTGGTATTGCTTTTGGCGCAAGAGGTGCGATGCAGGCTGTTAAGGCTTTTGCAGCCGATGACAAAGCCGCTAAGGTACTAAGCAAAACTCTTAATAATTTAGGGCTAGCCTTTGCTGACCCAGCGGTAACAAAGTTTATAAGTGACTTAGAGCGCCAAACGGGCGTGCTCGATGACAAGTTACGCCCTGCCTATCAGATGTTACTGACCAGTACGGGCGATTATATTAAGTCACAGGATTTACTACGCACAGCCCTTGACCTTAGCGCGATGAGTGGCGTTGACGTTGTAAGCGTGTCGGCAGATTTATCAAAGGCCTACCAGGGTAATACGCGTGGCCTAATGAAGTACCAGCTAGGCCTGACAAAAGCTGAGCTAGCAGCTATGAGCTTTGAGGAGATTTTAGCCCAGGTAGCTAAGGTCAGTAGTGGCCAGGCGCAGATAGCAGCTGACTCCTACGCAGGATCGTTAGACAAGTTAAGCGTAGCAACTGCAAACGTAGCCGAGACACTAGGCAAAGATTTAGTAGATGCCCTTGCAATTTTAGGCGGTGAAGGTGGCCTGCCTAAAACTCTTAGCCTTATAGAGTCTATGAGTGGTGCTATAGGTACTGCCATTATTTACGCTGCACGCTTTGCAAGAGTATTAGACATAATTACTGGCAGCGGTGCCTTCAATATGTTTGGCGATCTTAACAAAGCCTTTGCAGAGTTTGAAGCGCAGGATAAAGCTAGGGCTGCGGGTAAGTTTGCTGCTACAGGTATGGCTACCTCATATCAGGGTAAAAAAGCACAAGATGCAGCTGCCCTTGCTGCGGCTAAAAAAATTACTAAAGAGACACAAGCACAAGCTAAAGCCGCTGCAGCTTTAGCAAAATCAAAGAAAGAGCAAGCGGCGCTAGACAAAGCAACGGTGGCAGCGCAATTAGCTTTAAGCAAAGGCACAGAGATTTTTGATATGGAGAAAATCCAACTTAATGCCGCTTTAGTAAGCCAGGCAGAGGCGCTGGGTAAGGCCACTACAGGCGCACAAGTTTTGGCTATAGCTAATGATGTAGCCCGTTTGAGGATTAAACAAGATATTTTAGCCTTAGAAGAGGCAATAGCATCTAAAGACACCCAGGCAATTATTGCAGCCACGGCTAAACTTAATGCTGACTTAAAGGTATTGAGCGCCTTGCAGAGCCAAAACTTTACAATGCTGAGCATTAAAACAATTTTAGATAGTTTGATGCCTAAAGAGCTTATAGATCAATTAAACTTAGATTTAGCTCTTGCCAAGATTAAAGCAATGATGGATTTACTGGCTGGCGGTACTGGCAAAGTTGGCACAACAGGCACAACAGGCACTACTGGCACAGGCGGTAAAAAAGATTTTGGTATAAAAGACGTTACTCCAATAGCCAAACTAACAGGTAATGAGTCTATAGAGGCTATTTTAGAATACTCAGATGCCGTTACAACTTTAGCTACGGTTATGGCAGATACTTTAGATGCACAAAACTATAACGACTTTTTATCTTTAGTAGAGTTCCAAAAGAAACTAGGCGATTTTGGCGGCTACAGCGCTAATATGAACAGCGGCGCAGGCTATGGATCAGGTGCCAACGTAACCGTAACTGTAGTAGATAAGACCAGCGGCCTTATTGAAGTAGTACAAAATGCTGTACAAGAAAATAACAGGTTTGGCAATAACCTTAACTTTGCTGGGGCATTATGACCGTACCCGTAATTAACGCCGTTATTAACTTTAGTACTGGCCCAGCCTTTGCGCAGGCTATGATTTTAGATCAAGGCATACTAGGCACCAATATCCTGGCAGATGCAGCTAGCGTAATTGTGGACGTATCTGACGTAGTTGATAGTATTCAGACAAAGCGCGGGCGTAACCCACAGGCTGACCAATTCCAAACTGGCACTCTTACTATGCGTATCGTTGACCAAAACGGAGACTTCAACCCACAAAACCCAAGTAGTCCGTACTACAACCTTTTAACGCCAATGCGTAAAGTACAGATTACGGCTACATACGGCGCGACTACTTACCCTATTTTTGCTGGCTTTATTACTACCTATACAACTAGCACACCTAAAAATGCCCTTGATGTAGTTTATACAACTATCACAGCTGTAGATGCCTTT